CAGACGTCTTCTATCCCATTAACCGTGACTTTACGCCGCGGCGGGTATGTAGGAGACTCATCAACTGATGCGCGGTTTCGCGCATCGTACTCTTGGGAGAAATCCCTCGAGATTACAGATCCCGTTAGGGATACTGAAACCAGGTTTTTGGCCATATTGCCAAAAGCCTTTAAATTGTCCGAAGTAGGTTTAAACTTCGGAGATCTTGATGTCGTGTGGGATCACACGTCTTTGTTTGGTAGGGTACCTTACCAAACTTTCGTTTATGCGATAGGCCGATTGGCAAATCGTTTAGGTCTACCCAGACCTACCTCCACTCTGATCTCTAGAGGAGAATTCCAGAGTGTTAATACGGCTTGGTGGCAAGCCATTCAGAGGGATTCCGTAAGGAATCCGTATCGGATCTATCCAGATCCATCAGATCTCGTTTTACGAGGTCGTAAACTTGAACTCAATTCACCTTGGGTTCGTTTCGCAGTAATTAAATACTGTACTCATTGGTACTGGCGTCTTCCGCCTGGTACTAAGCGAAGAATCTTCGCTATGTGTGGGAATGATAATTCCTTCCGCAAACTTCAAGAAGTTTGCTCTACCGTAGACGGATTTTTAAGCTCCGTATACATATCTATCCCAGTGGATGATTCCAACTGGGATGACCTTTGGTCTATTGCTAGATCATTTATATCTCAGGGTGTTTTTCGTCCTGAGTTTGGTGTTATCCTAAAGGATTTCAAGAAAAAGCTCCGAAAGGAACTTTTATCTAGTGGGAATATTCCCCCTATACCTCGAGAGTTATTACGTATTCGTAAATATATACTCTCGCTTAAGCAGGCCGGTGGTCTGCCTTGTTACAAGACCAAAATTGGTGTTGTTAGAGTTCTGAATTTTTGTCAGACTCGTAACAGCGGAATTGCTCCCGTTGAACTTTTTCCTAAGAGCCGTGATAAGCTCTTAAGAACTTTATCCTTAGCGGATATACCGGTGACGGTTTCACCGGGTTTCTTCCTCCATAAAGCTTTGGAGGAACATATTACTCGGAAACAAACTTTCCGGGCTGTCCAATCGGCACGTGTGTCGATTTCAAACTCGGCTTGTTATGAAACAAGACGATTTGAGGGTGGTAAGGCTCATTTTGCCAACATCCTCAATGATTTCCTTCCAATTAAGATTGGAGAAGATGACCGTACAATTAAAATGTACGATCTCGAAACCGGTTTACAAACAGATAAACTGGCTACTTCCATGGGAGATAAAATCTTCCATGCTTCCATCGCTGCTCTAAAGAGAGACTACGAGGGATTCTATGACGTTAATTTAACCATCATAGCCGAACCTGGCTGTAAGGCCAGAGCTGTTACTGCGAGTTCTTTTTATCACTCGCAGTTCTTGCAGGTTTACAGTCATGTAAGTCTTGCCATCTTAGGTTTTATACCTGAGTCTGCATCCGGCGTTACTAAAACGCGTCACGGATGGTCCTTCGTTATGTCCCTTAACGAAGATTGGATGTTCACTGGAACTCCCTTATGGGGTCTGTCTACAGACCTCGAAACTTCAACCGATTATTTTTCGTGGTCGGTTGCTAGAGACCTCCTTGAGGCCTTTAATGACTTCTTTGACGTACCTAAATGGTACGGCAAAGCCGTTATCGACGCTCTTTGTAAGAGTCGTCGTATCCATTACCAGGGTAAAATTATCCTGGAACAAACTTCTCGGGGCTGCTTTATGGGCGATCCCGTTACCAAGACTCTACTAACGTGTGTGGGTCTTGCTGCCCTTTACAGATGTAAAGGTTTTAATCCAAACTTAGTTGCCAGCTTGGTTGGTGACGACTATGCAGCCGTTAGTACAGACAAACGCCTGCTGGATTCGCGTCCGGATGAAAACTCGGACCCTAATGACATTCAGAATTATTCTGGTGTGTCAATTCTCTCATCCCTGGTAGAATTTGGGATGAAAATTTCACAAGACGATACTTACGTGAGTAAGAATCTTGTTTATTTCACCGAGGAGTGTGTTTTCATTCCTCGTGGCCGTAAGAATACATTATCTTCGGCATTAGCTTCGAAAGATCGAAGTCGTATTCCTTATGCAGATATTGTGAAAGGAAGGTTACTTCTTAATGTTAAGAAGAATAGGGATGATTTTTCTTACACCCCTACTGGTCGAATTACCGCGTTAGGTCGCGATAGTTCGTACTGTCAACCCGGTTCTCATCGGGTCTTGTTTGATATTGCATCTTTAGTGCAAGATATCACTCTCGATTTAGTTAATTATCGAGGGTTCGTTTATTTCCCTAGAGAAATCGCAGGTGAGGGTAAACCCCTCCCTTTCAATCTAGCTCGTAATTTTACGCGCTGGGCCCATACCCACTATAGGGGTATGTACTTTACCAGATATAATTGGTTAGTCGAACAGTCAGTCGTACAGACGGACTGTAATGTACTCGGCCTTAAACCGGGTAAGCTTGGTTCGTTTTATCAAAACATGAACCGTCATTTCTCCGACGAATCTTGGAGAATTAAGGTACCAGATAAACTGGTTCCCAAGGATCTCAAGCCTTTGCTTGAGATTCCTAAATACCAGGAAGTTCTTCCTGGAGTTTATGGTCGCTTACGCGATTATTTAATGTCCCGATCAGAAGTTATCGGGAAGATAGCTTCCATACTAAATAAGGAGGCTCATGTTCTCGAAATCGAAACGGATATCGAGGAGTTTGGTATTGATTCAATACCTTTTGATGGCGATGTCGTTGAAGACCCGCTTTTCTCCAGATTCGTTGGAACCTGGACTGAATTTCCATGGAAATTCCGCCAACTTCGTAATGAAGTTTGGTATAATCGCGAGGAGGCAATGACCTACCTCACTGAACTCGATAATTTTCGAGTTACCTTTAACCTTGGTAAGGTTATTGGAAAAGAAACCGTTATTTCAACGGAAGCTAAAGCCTCTGGCGAGAGGCTATATCACTGGCTGTTGCAGGCGCAGCAGGCAGTTATCGATGGAAGTGTAATTCCAGAGATTCCCCGAAATGATATTTCGGACGATGAACTCATACTGACGTATGATTTATTGCCTACGTGTGTAAACGCGTGGCTCGTGACCGCTGATAAAAAGCTGGCCATGGAGTATGCCATCCGTAGATTAATACGGTTTGGTACACGGTTCAGGACGTTTCGTCTTGAACCTAAATACTGGATTCTTGTTAGAGCCCAGGCTTCACGGTTTAAAACCCCGTGTCGTTTAGAGATGGTTCCATCTCCCACCGAAGAGAACATGGTATTTGATACAGGTTCTCTTGATACCGCGTTCGAAAGAATGAGCGCAGTTGCCGCCGGTGATATAAATACAACCGGCCCTGGGGGTAAAAGACCCTCCAAGTCCAAGCAGAGAAATCGGCTTGTGATGAAATGGACAGAATTAAATCCAATTCTTCCTCATGAGGAGTACACTGAAGACTCCAATTCTCGTATAGTCCTTGAATTCAGGGACTTCGGTGATCGTAATATTCGTGCGATCGTTCGTGACGCGGAAGTTCGTGTCAGTGGGTTTACGCTCGGTATGCGTAAACGCAATCTTGGTGAGTCCTTCGGACCCGTCTAAGACTGTCGCCCCCCCGGTCTTTAA